CTAGTGATATTTTACCTCTTTTAAATGGAGAGAAGTCCATTTCCATTATAGCATCTTTTCTGGTTCTGGCATCAAATCCATTGTCTATTTCATGTTTATACCAATGTTGAAATATTTTATTGTTTTCTCTTGAAGCTGGGACTGTAAATGTTTCACTAAAATCAGTAAATACTTTTCCTATATCTCTTACGTCTTGAATCTTTGATGTTAAGGTTATTGTTTCATCATCAAACATATCAACTCTTCGATAAACATCATCGCCATCTTTTATGTATAAAACTATCTTTTGCATTATAGAATATTATTTATCTTATCAAACGCATAGTCAAATTGAACTGTATATGTAATTAATTTATCATTTACAGATTTCTTAAACTGTAATGAATTAGATTTTAAGTTTATTGGTAATACAGTGCTTGTATCGTCAGACCAAACTTGTTCTGATAATAACATCTGTCTTACAACTTCATTATGTGCTTCTGGATAAAAACCTGTATTCATTGTTATAGATTCTTTGGCATTTACCATAAATTTCTTTTCTTGATGTTTACTTAAGGCATAAGAAGGTGTACCTCCTGAGTTTTCTAAATCCAATATATTATTCTTGAATTGTTCAGATTTTACATTAATATCAGTTGTTGATTTCTTAAAGAACCACATATTTTGTAAAGCACCATATTTATTATAAAATATTGTGTTTAAAGGAGAGAACTTACATTCATTTACTTTCTTTAATGTAATAACAACATCATCTGGATAGTCACTGCTATTACTAGAAAATGTAACCGTATCTCCATCATCTAAATCTTCTGTGTCTTCAATAATTACATATTGAATTTTTTGGTCAGTATTTCCATTATCTGTTATAGATATATTAACATTACCTGAGCCCCAAGTATTATCATTTGTTTCCCAAAAGTCATCAGCAGCTTCCCAATTAATATTAGCAGCAGCTTGAGATTGTAAAGAAACAGTTATTGTTGCTGCTTCTGCAAATACAGGTATTTTTATATCTTGCCCATCATAGTAATAAACATTAGTATTATCTTGTAAAACCATAGGTGTTGAAGTATCTCTTGGATTTACACCATCTTCAAAATATCCATATCCATCTATGCCAAGAAAAGTAGTTGTATTTGTGTTTTGACTATTTACTTGTACAATAGCATTTGATGAATCATATATTGTAACATCTGCATCTACCCAAACTGCATCTGTAGCATAATCATTATATTCTGTTTCAAGATAATCTCTAATTAATTCACTTAATTCAAATACTACATAAGGTTTAGCAAATAATATATATTCTTCACCAGAAGCCATAATATCTGGATTTAAAGCTAATTGAGTATCACTATCAATAGCAGTAACACTAGCTGTAGTATTATCTGTAGTATTCTTTAGAAAACTACCAACTTGTGCTGTAGTGTTAAAATTTTGTGTACTATCAACTAATTTATTTGCAGTAGTTGATGTAGTTGTTCCTCTATCCAGTTCATCTAATCTTTGGTCTTTGCTTATTGTATATCTCAAATAAGCACTTGTTCTTTGTGCGTGTGTTCCAGTCCAAATATATAATTGAAGTTTTACAGAATCTAAATCTGCATTAGATACTTTAAAATAATATGGACTTCTTGCGTTTATTATTGTACTCATTTTATATTTCTTGTAAATGTGTTTTGACCTTTTTTATCCCAACCTAATGTAATTAATATATCTTCTAAGTTTAAATCAATATCTTCTAGTAAACTAGATTCAATACCTAATATCTTATTGAATTGTTTATTTACTAATTCTTGTAAAAATCCTATTCCCTTAATTCCATCTCTATCTATTTTTTCTTTTATTAAACTAGCAACCTTTGTTTTATTTTTAATACCTGTTAATTTTATTGGTTTATTCTGTATCCAGTTTTCTAATCCAGAAATAGTTGCTTTTACTTTTGAACCAGCAGCACCCTCATCTAATATTTCACCATAAGAATTACCTATGATTCTATAAGATTGTGTAGCTTTAAATCCTTTTTCACTAACTATATTTTTAAACTTCTTATCTAAACGTAAACTATTTTTTAAACTACCAGAAGCATTTAATGGAGATTTTATTAATCTAGTTCCTGTTTTTTTATTCTTATATATTCTGTTTCTTGGTTTATCTATTTCTTGTTTTGTAAGCTGAATCATTCTCCTTACATAGTTTATTAGAAATGCTTCTGTATTTTTAAACTTTAAACTCATTAGCAAGGTGATTGTCCGTTAGCGTTAATATCTGATATTTGGTTATTTGGCACTATTACATCAAACTCCATTGACCATCCAGCGAGTAGGTTTTCAAACCTATCTTCAAATACATTTGCTGTAAAGTCAGATTCTACTTGAAATAAATCTGTAAATAACTCTCCTCTTCGCATTGAACTCTGTAATCCATTAATTACAAAAAACATTGTGTTTTGTATGTCTTGTTTATTGTTGATGCCGTGAAAATAATTATTTTGTCCTTTTGGGTCTTCATTAGTATCATGCACAACATCCATACAAATCACTTGTATATTAAATACAACTACATGCTCTTGAAACGTACAATTATTTACTATAATATGTGCTAAAGGAAATATACTTTGTTTTGCTAAATCTACTTCAAATATATCTCCTGTTGTAACTGTATTTATATTAGAATTACCTTGAAGATATATTTTTAAAGTGTCTAGTATGTCGTAAAATGTTGTCATCTTTTATATGCCTTTTTTATTTCTTGTTGTTCTATTTCTACTTTCTCTTTCTCAAATGATAAATAATTTAAACATTGGAAAAGACCAAGTTCGGTAACTTTGTTGAAGTCGAGTACATATCCTTTAGCGAGTGCATAAATTGACTGATACCAACCCCATTTTTTTGCAAATGTTGCTCTAGCTGATAAATCTGTGAACTCGTGAGATTCTTCTCCAAATATTTCGGTATAGCTTTCAGTAACGCCTTTCCTAAACTGTAAAAAAAAACCATTGAACTTATTACTACATTCATTGGCATTTCTTTCATTACCTCCTGCACTTCTTCTTTGACTTCATAATGTGCTATTCCGTATTTATTGCCTAACTTAAAATTAACTGGTCTGTATAATACAGCCATCGCTTTATGCATTTTTTGCCAATCAGAAATGTTAGTTTCTATGTCAATGTATTCTCCTAAACTAATATCATCTAGCTTTGGTATAAATCCCATATCTACACCTTCTAGCTCAAACCTCTGCACTAACTTAGGCTTCTCCTCAAATGCTTTATTAAGTATATCTAATATTCTTTTATATCCTCTTACAGATATTTTAGAAACATCCTTCAAACTTACGTTACAAAATATTTCAACGAGCTTCATATTTAGAAAGTTATTTAGCTCTTCAGTTTGTTCTGCGTCTTTGTGAGCATCCACAACTTTCATATACTTTTGATATTGCCACAACTTAATGTCTGCAAGAGTTGTTGGCACTTCTAATTCTATTGTCTTTCTTGCCATATAATAAATTAATAATTATCTAATTTTTTGTATCTCAACACACTCAACTGAATATATGTCAGGTAGAATATGTTATTAATTATGCATGTAACATATATGTTATACACTATGCATGTAATACACGATGTATATTATACACTATGTATATATAACACTATGTATATATATATAATATATATGTTCTGACTAATTGTCATTTGCGTTATATTTCTTGTAGTAGTGCACATATAATTCATATATTTTCTCACTCCATTCCTTTTTGCCATAAGTAACAGGACTTCTAGTTATATTACCATTATTGTTTACTTCAACCCAGTATTCTTTATCAGTCTTTGGCACAGCATAAACCTTGATTCCTTTATCTACACAAAACGCAATCGCATTAAGTGAATGTGCTAGATTGGTATAGTATAAAGTAGAAATCTTTTTACCCATTGAATTCATAAAGGTATTGAATTCACATTGAATTGACAAGTGTCAGATGGAAACTGTAGTTTGTAGAGAGAGTGAAGTAATATAGTGTGAGCCGATGCAAACAGGCATACTCAATGAATATAAGCGTTTTTAAGGCGTTATACTACAAAAGTGGGGTATATATACCAAATTAAATTAATATGCTCTTAAATAGCGTTTAAATTGCTTCTACGAGTGTCTTATGGATAGAATTTAGAGGAATAATAAAAAAAATTATATTAATTAATCTTTTATCGCTGATAATCAACCAATTAACATAATGCAAAAAAAAAGAGGGATTAAAAAACCCCTCTAATTGATTAATAAACTTTAATTAATTTTTAATTTTCTTTATTTAGTATATGTAAATAGCTTTGAGCATAACCTTTCAGCATTTCTTTACTTATGTCTTTATTCAATATTGAATTACATAATAATTTAAATTCCTTATGAATATCATCATAATTACACCAAAGTTCAAAATGCTTTTTGTCCTTTTGTTCTATTAATTCTCTTAATTGTTTTCTTTGCTTTGCATGGTGCAAAATATTTTTTTCAATTCTGTGCATGGTTTTATATTTGATTATACGTTTTCATTCTTTTTGAGTAATTCGCTTCTCTGTGTGTTCTGTGTAGTTTGTTAAATAAAATATATTGAGTGTGAAAAAGCATATCCATGCCACAACCATAAACACGACCATTTTTATCAAGTCCTGCCAAAGCGAGTATGTGCTCGTTTCTAATATGTACAAAATTATTTTTATAAATATATCCGAGCTTTAAAGTTCTACACATTCCAGAACTTGCAACCTTTACAACAGAAATATAAAATTTACCTTTTAAAAGTGCATTTTTAATTTTTGTTAGTTCATCATAGAAATGTTTTACACTATCATTATAAAATCTTTCTTTTGCTTCTGGTGTGTTTTGTTCTTCATATGAATGAGGTATAAAATCCCTATAAAGTTTTAAATGTTCCTTTAAATCTTTTTTGGCAATATCTTTTGCCAATTTTAATAAATGTTTGTTTGATGTTTTCATTTTATTATATTTTTAATTTAGTTTTATTTAAAAAGTATTTATATACCTCTGGAATATGTTTTTTATAATATGGTTGCTCAGATTTGCACCATTTTTTTAACTCCTCTTTATTTTTAAATGTTTGGTATTCAAATGTAAATTCCAGTTCATTTATAAAGTCTTGAGTGGTCCATCCCTCCCAAATATGTCTGTTTGTTTTCATATTGTTTTTATTTAATGTTAATAGTTTTTAAAATTCGATACTGAAAAAGATAGTAAATACAAAGGCACTTAAATAAATAAATAACTTTATAAAAGTGTCATTTAAAATAATGTATTTTAGTTTATTTAAAAATCTCTGTAAAGGTGTGGCAACTTTTATTGGTTTAGTTACCATTTCATTTAATTCTTTAATTCTGTTTGCTTTCATAATTATTTTAATTTATTTAAACTTTGTTTTAGTTCTTCTATTCTTATCTCTAAATCTCCGATATACCATTTTATATCGTTTCTTATTTCTTCCTTAAAACTTTCGCTATTTATATAGTCTTTTATTTGATTACATTTATTCAAAACCCATTTTTTATCGTGTGTTTTGTCATTATAAGAGTGTAAAGTGTCAAACCCAATTTTAAGACCTTCTTTTGTGATGTTGTAATATGTAATTTCCTCCCCACATAAAGAGTCTTCAAATCCCCATTGCTCATCAATTTTACCACATAAGTGGCTAAATGCAAAATGTTCTCTCGGAATTTCTAAATATCCGTTTCCCCAACTCCCGACACCCTCCGACATATAAGCTTTGTGTTGAATAGTTGTAATTTTAATTTGTGTTTTGTTTTTTGTTTGTGTTTCCATGTTTTAATAGTTTTAATTTTTGCTAATATACAAATAATTTCCATATGACAAAATTAACATATGAAATTTTTTTTTATTATGTTTGTTTGTTGGTGTGGTCTGTTTTGACTTGATGCCAAAAGAAAACCCCTATCGAATTGCTATTGAATTGACAGGGGTAAAAACCAAACACAGAAAAAATACTATTGAATTTATATATATTGAATTTAGTCCTCTATTAAATTTATTTGTATTGAATTCCCATTTCTACAAATAGATTCAATATCATAAGTAGTTTTTGATTCAGAGTGATAAACAAACATTCTTGCATGAGCCATACTTATTAAATCCATTAGGTCATCATTTGACAAGGTGCTATATAATTCACAAAGGGCTTGATGTCTTGTTTTTGTTTCTTTTTTTGTTTTCATTGTATTAAATTTATATATTCGATATTTCTATTTCTGCTATATTGTTTTATAGTCCACTCAACACTTCTATCTGTATTGAATTCTTTGATATACTCCTCACTATTGAATTCTTTGATAAGAAAAGTATATTTATGCATTTTGCTTTCTGTACTCATGTTCTAAGTTAGCATGGTAAACATCAAGTTTAGCTTCTAATTCTTTTATTCTGTTTTCATATTCCACGTTCTTTTCAGTGGCATTATGAAGTAATTGTCTAAGGTGGTTTATTTCCACTCTTACAATATCAGGAGTTCGTGTCATCTATTTGTGTTTTACTATTTAAAAATTCTATTGTGCCAAAGATAAAATCTTCTTTAGCTTCTTTACTTTCAAAACTTGTTGGTATTCTTAACCAATACTGAGTTTTGTCTGTCGTAAAAAACGACTTTAATATTTCGCCAAGTGTTCTCATATTATTTGTTGTCTTCGTTCAAATTCATATCGGAGAGCTCTTAAATAATCTAAGTCTCTTCTTGAGTAACTACAATACTTAATTGTATCCTCAGCTTCAATTAGGTGGTCCATTAAATCACCCAATTCCATTTCTTTTAATTCGTCTCTTGTTTTCATATTAGTTTAAATTTTATTAAAGTTATCTTTATATTCATCGTCTCCATCAGCATATCCACAAGCTTCTGCATCTATAATATTATGTACTTCTGTTACATATTTTCCATATCTTCTCCACCATCTAAGCTCATTAACAAGGATTTGAATTTTATTATCTAAATTTTCAAGCTTATTTGCCATATCATCTAAAATTCTAATTGTTTTCATTACATTCTTAATTTAATTTGATTATATACTTTGTTTGCTATGTCTTCATATTCTTCATCTTCTAATTCATTCCCAAAATCTTCAAATACTCTTGGCATAATCATTTGCTCAGTAATGTAATCTACAATACCATCAGCAAGTTCTATTATTTTTTCTCTTTGTTTCATAAGTTATCTATTAATTCGTTTAACTTTTTTAAATCTCCAGACATGAGCACACTATCATTTGTAAATTGATGCCTGAAATTAAATACAGAAACTAATTGTTTTAATTCGTCTATTGTATGTTTTCTTTGTTTCATTTCTTTTTCTTTTTAAATGTTTCATCAATCAATTGGATGTTTTTCTTTGCTATCCAATCAAAGTCGTTACGATGAAAGTATCTGTTATCATCGTATCTTTTTAAGGTTGCTTTTAAATTTGCTTTTTTCATAGGTTTGTTATTAAAAATTCTTGTTGATGTTTAGGTAAATCCACACAAGAGATTACATACTCATTACCTCTACAATCTTCTATGGCTTCTTCCTTTATGCCATATATTATTGGTGTTCCAGATTCAAAACAAACAATTGAATCGTTTGCTTTATCGTAAAGAACATAATCTGTTTTGTGTAATTTTATTGTTTTCATAGTATTGTATTTTGTATTTTGTCTTCTATAAGTTTATCATTTACTTCTTCTAAAGTCCATTCAAAACCATCTTCTTCAAAAAACTCTTTATAGAATTTTAAAAAGGTAATAGGGTATTTGTATTTTGTTTTCATAATATCAATATTAATAATTTTTTTCCAACTGACCAAATAGGTCAATTTAAAAGGGGAGTTTCCTCCCCCTCATTTTTAATTCTCAAGATAGTCAAGTTTTTCACAAGACCTCCTCAAAGCCATAATTAAACAATCTATCAATGCTCTATCACATTCAATAGAATAATCATATTCTTTTTTAAATATACATAAATCAGAATACTTTAATAATTGTATAATATTCTTCCTTTGAGTGTCCTCGAACAATTTATTCCTTTTGTGAATTTCTAATTGTTCTTTTGTTAATTTAATTTTTGTTTCCATGTTTTAAATTTTTAGTTAAACGATATTTCAATGAACTTCATTCAATATAGTAATAAATATTCCAACTGACAAATAATGTTAGTAATTTAACAAAATGAATAGTTTTTGTTATAAATGTAACATTCTGTTATTTTACAAAATAGCTACCATGAGGTACTGAACGAGTTAACAAGTATTGAACAGAATATCTTGAGCCATCAATTGCGTGGTTGAAGTTATCCTGTGGAATAGCACCTGAAAGTTTCCAACAATAGTTATTAAATTCACGAATTAAATTGATACTTGAATTGTCAATAATAATATTATAATCTTGCATTAAACTGATACCTGTTAGGATGCTTCCTTTCTTTTTTATTGTTGGCACAATATTTAAACCTTTTACTTTTAATTCAGTCAAAAGTCGTGGCTCACTATTATCAGCTACTATTAAATTCTTGCCACAATATCTAATACATAAATCAAATATCTGACTTGTCGTTAGCCCTGTCTTATAAAAGTGTTCCTTTAACCAAATAATTTTTCTACCTTTATCAATCGCAACCTCTACTAATGCTGAGGGGTCAACACTAAAACCAAAGTCCAAACCAAATATTGAATCTATTTCCCCATTGAATTTACCTATATTCCAATGAGTAAATATAACACCCTCTGCTCTTTGCAACCATCCACCCATAATTTGATGCTTGTATTTCTCTGG